AAGCCATTGCCTCGTTTTTCCATGGCGGATCCAGAAAGGTGGGGGATGAATTTGAAGTCTCAGATCGCGCTGGTGGATTACTGGAAGCAAAAGGACTGGTTTCGTTGGTAGGTGACGTTGAGTTGAGTGCGCCGCTGGTGACATCGATTGCCACTGATGGCTTTGACGGTGAAAGCCAGAAAGTAGCCGGCTCGGATACAGAGGGGGACGCTACCTCTGATGCATTGGATCAGGGTCAGGTCGTGGCGGATCCTGGTGCTGCTACGAACGAGGGTGGGCAGCCGGTGCTAACTGCCGCTGATAATCCTGTAGGTGGCAGTCATCAAGCACGGGGCTTGGATGCTGAGCTGGGCGACGTGTCTGGAACGTTGGAACAGAATCCGGATGTGGTGAATGCCGATGCTGCGACCAAAGAGGATGAGGCCGTTGCAGATCCAGCTCAAGCTGAGTTAGTGCCCGTGAGTGCAAACTCCAGTAAGGCTGGTGGTAGCAAGACGAAGCGTTCTTTGTAAGGGGGCTGTATGACCCCTTTAATTGACGATGATCTTGCCCGTGAGCACCTGCGCGTTGAGAAAGGCGAGCCAATAGATGCGTATATCCGTGCAGCAGAGTTGTGGGCTATTGAGTATATGAACCGCAATATATATGCGGATCAAGAGTCCTTAGATACTGCTGTAGAAAAGGGGGAGGCAGGCGAGCATCCTATTGTCATTACTGATCTGATGCGCGTGGGGATTCTGGCCCTAGCAGGTCATCTATACGAAAACCGGGAAAGCGTCGTAGTCGGGGTGTCCGTTTCAGAGGTTCCCATGTCTACGGCGTCTCTGCTGTTTCCATACCGTAAAGGACTGGGGGTCTGATGTCTTGTTTATCTTGTCGAGCCAGGCGTGAATGGCTACGAAAATGGACGAAAGTTGCTTATGAAAGAGCCAAATCAACTGTTTCAAGAAAGCCTGCTAAAAAAGCTCGACGCACAAACCGAAGCGATGCACCGATTGACGAACAGCGTGGAAGCCCTGATAGCAGCACTGGCTGACGACGATGCTGATGACGTTGTTCCAGGCACATATATGGATGGGTCACCGCGATGAGAGCCGGGAAATTACGTCACAAGGTAAGCCTGCAGGAACGTCAAACTACACGGGACCCTGTCACTGGTGATGTGGTCACCGAGCAATGGGTTGAAATTGCGAAGCCGTGGGCGGAGGTTGTGGCGTTATCCGCGCGTGACTTTATCGCGGCTGGTGTGAATCACACCAAGGTGGTTGCACGGATCACGATCCGATACCGTGAAAACATTAATGCGACGATGCGCGTCGTTCATAAGGGTAAGGCTTACAACATTGAGGGTGTCTTGCCGGATCCCGATTCTGGCATGGAGTACTTGACGCTGCCTGTCAGTGAAGGGGTGAGTGATGGTCAGTGAGTTTGAGCTGAAGGGGTTAAAGCAAGTCCAAGAAAAGATGAAGGGTCTTACTTCTGATCTTCAAAAGAAGGGCATCAAGGCGGCTTTAGGTAAAGCCGCTCGCCTAGTCCGAGATGCAGCCAAGCAAAATGCCTTGCGGGTGGATGACCCCGAAACGGGTCGCCGTATTGCTGACAATATCGTGACCCGAACTCGCGGCCGGTATAACCGGCAAACGGGTGATGTCAAGGTTAGTGTGGGTGTGGCCACCCAGAAGGGCCGCATTCCGAAAGGTAATCCAGACGAAGGTGTGAAAGGCAATACACCGCATTGGCACTTGGTGGAGGAGGGGACGGAGCTGGCTAAGGCCCAACCGTTTCTGCGTCCGGCATTGGCAAACAACACAGAGCAGGCAGCGTCTAGCTTTGTGCAGGAGTTAGACAGGCAAATCACCAAGGCGTTAGAGAAATGAACGCTCCTATATATCTAGTAGCGAAACGCTCTGCACAGGTACTCCTGTTGCTCGGCGGGCCTGAGCCAAGGCTATACCCATGGGGTTGGAATGATGATGGGAAACATCCTGTTGTCTACCCGTATGCGGTATTTCAAGTGGCGACAGGAACTCCCGAGAATTTCTTGGCTGGTCGGCCTGATGCGGATGGCGTGACGCTTCAGGTTGATGTGTATGCCAGTACGGCAGCTTCAGCCAGGGCAGTCCAGCAGGCGTTACGCGATGCGATCGAGCTTGATTGCTACATCACGTCCTGGCGTGGCGAAAGCCGCGACCCTGATACCAGATCATATCGTGTCGGTTTTGATTGCGACTGGATAGTGACGCGCTGAATTCTTCATTCTTAGTAAAGGGAGGTGCGACATGGTTCGCGCAATCGTAAAAGTGACAGGCACTGCGGAAGGCAGAGGCGCCATAGAGGTTGACGGCGTGGATCTGACGAGAACGGTATCTAGTGTGCAGGCAAATCTAGCTGCTGGGGAGCTACCTAAGGTGGTCGTCACATTCGTTGCACCAACGTTAGATGCCTTAGATTTGACGGGAGCAAGTCTTGAAGTCAGTGGGGTGGTAATGCCGCCTAGTGTAGAAATGGCGTTACACGAGTATTTAAGTGAAAAGCATGCAAAAGGGTTGCTTGGAATGCCCTAAACACTTGAAAACATTTCCGGCCTCTAAGGGCTAGACCGTAATAATCCATCCGCCAATGAGCGGTTTTTTTATATCCAAAGGAAATTGCCATGTCGATTTTGACTCAAGGCACACAGATTTATGTGTTGGCCCCAACGGTGGCTGACCCGTCCGTTTTCGAGGTTCTGGAGATTGAGTGCGCCACTGCATTCACCCCAGGTGGCAACCCAGCTGACCAGATCGAGGACACTTGTTTGTCCGATACCGTGCGCAGCTATTTGCGAGGCTTGCGTACGCCTGGTCAAGCACCGCTGACGTTGAATGCTGATCCACGCAACGAGTCGCATATTCGCTTGCATCAACTGTCAGAAGATGACGATATCGAAAATTTGGCCTGGGCCGTGGGCTGGTCTGATGGTAAGAATATTGCCCCGACGCTGAATACAGCGGGTGATGATTTCGAGCTGCCAGCAACCCGAACGTGGTTTCTGTTTCGTGGCTATGTTTCCGATTTTCCCTTTGACTTTGCTGCAAATACCGTGGTGACGACTGCGGCCACGATTCAACGCTCGGGCGGCTCCGCCTGGATTCGCAAGGAACCTTAATCATGCAATTGTCGATCGATAGCTTAAAAGAAATGGGTGCATTCACCGGTGCGCCGGTGGAGCGTGAGGTGAAATGGAAGAAGGACGATACGGAGTATGCCGCCACTGTCTTTGTGCGCCCGCTGTCATACAGTACCGCCGTTTCAGACCTCAGGGCCATGAGTGGGGAAGGAGATGGTGTGGCAGGGCGTATTGCCGCGAGCATTTGCGATGCAGACGGCAAGCCTGTATTTACGGTGAAGGACATTACTGGCGAAGCTGATTCAGAGCGCGGAGCGTTGGACGGGAATTTAACTGTTGCGCTCCTGGCCGTGATTGGCGAGGTTAACGGCCTGGGAAAGTCGAAGAGCTAGATCTCGAAGATGAAATATGGTGCGAGCTTGTAATGAATGGCATTGGAGGCCGCACCATTGCTGAGGCTAAACAACGGCTTTGCTATAGAGAGTTTTTGACCTGGTGTCAGTATCGTAATAAGCGTGGCAGCTTAAACACGGGTACACGTGTTGAGTTCGGGGTTGCATTACTTGCTGCCCTTTATTCGAATAACAATAGCAAGCACGGTGGTAATACGGTGTATGACTTTACGCCGCATCATGATGCGCCGCGTGACGACGATCGTGGAATAACGCTGGAGCAGGCAATGAAGGAATGGGCTTAATGTAATATCTCTGCACTATTTGATGGAGAAGAGGTATGCATAAGCTTTGGAGAGGTCTGGGTTTGGCCATTGGATTCACAGTGGTGACGGGCTCCGTTTCTGCTCAAACTGACATTACACCAGCTAGTGAGGCAGATATTGCGGGTATTCGGGTAGCCATGGAGAAAGAGCTTAAAGATGCCAGCAGCGCCCGTTTCGCGGATGTGATTATGATTCCTGGAGAAGAGTCAACAAGCACCTTTTGCGGAAACGTAAACTCTAAAAATTCTTATGGTGCTTATGAGGGTTATACGCCTTTTATGGGAATGCGATTTTTTAGGGATGATGGAAAGCATATTTATTTTATTGTTGGCATTAGCTCTTCCAGTAGAAAAGTTTGTGAACTCGAAGTGAGGAAGTTCAAAGCCCGGCAATAAAGAGTTTTCATTGAATTTAAGTAGGTTTTAGACCCTGTCCTTTGACGGGGTTTTTTTATGGGTGATCGGAATGGCATCACGAAGTCTTGGCACGCTGACGCTTGATTTGATAGCGAAAATCGGCGGCTTTGAAGCTGGGATGACGAAAGCGGAGCGGGCGTCGTCTCGCGCCAGTAAAAAAATCGCTGATGATGCAGAGCGGGCAGCAGCAAAAACAAAGGCTGCGCTTAAAACGATTGGCGTGGCAGCAGCGGCGGCGTTTGGTGGTCTGTCTGTCGCGGGGGTGTTTTCTGCTGTCATTGATAACACCAAGCAGATGGAGCAGGAGCAGGCTCAGCTTGCCGCCGCGTTAAAGTCCACGGGCGAGGCTGCGGGGTTCACCCGTGACGAGATGAACGACATGGCTGTGGCGCTAGTTGATAAGAGCCTCTTTAGCACCGGCGATATCAACCAGGCACAAACGGCTTTGGTGGCATTCACTGGAGTGATTGGTGGAGAGTTTGTTCGTGCTCAGCAAGCCGCTGCTGATATGGCTGCTCGAACAGGCATGTCCATTCAGTCGGCAACAGAGACGATCGGCCGAGCCTTGGATGTTCCCTCGGCAGGCATGGCGGCACTGAGCAGGCAGGGCTTTAGATTTAGCGATGAGCAAAAAAAGCTCATGGTTCAGCTGGAGGCAACAGGAAAGACCGCTGAGGCCCAAGGCATTATTCTGGACGCGCTAGAAGAGTCATATGGCGGCGCAGCGCTGGCAGCGAGAGAGACCTTTGGGGGGGCAATAGAAGCAGTACGAAATACGATTGGTGGCTTGGCGACAGGACAAGAAGGTAGCCTTGAGAGCGCCAGATTGGCTGTTGAAGAGTTCAATAATTCACTCTCAAGCCCTGAAGCGGCCGCTGCGTTTGGGGCGCTGGTTTCGGGCATCACAAGCGGCGTATCCATTTTGGTTAAGGCTTTAACAGCCATTCCCTGGGGGCTAGTGGCAGATGGCGTAAAACTGGTTGCCGCCGTACTTGCGACGCGTCTTGTTGTGTCTGTAGGTAAAACAACAGCGAGTATGGCGTTAGGAACTGTAGAGGCCATTAAGTACCAGGCTGCATTGGCGCGAATGGCCGGGGCCTCGACAACCGCTGCAACTGGTCTTGGCACGTTGACTGTTGCTGCTCGGGCGGCCTCTGGCGCGATGGCATTGTTGGGTGGCCCTGTTGGGTTGGCAATCCTGGCTGCTTCTGCATTGGCGTACTTTGCGATTTCAGCAGGCGATTCAAATGAGGAAACGAGCAAGCTGAGCAGTTCGGTAGATGTCCTTAATCAATCGTTCGATGGATTTACAAAGAACCAAGCAGCTGCAGCATTGCTGAAAATCAATGAGGAGCTCGTCCAGGCAAAGCTCAAAGCCATTGACGCTGGCACTGCAGTCCAGCATTACACGGGACTTTTGAGGAACTATCCAGACGACAAGAGGGCGCGAGAATGGAACGAGTCCTTAATCATTGCCAAAGGGGCATTGGATACGGCTGAGCAGGCGGTGGCAAGCCTCGGCAAGAAAATTGAGCTGTTAAATGGAATTATTGCGTCCACGGATGTTTCTCGTGTAGGTGATGCGGCCTCCAAGACTTACGAGGACTTGGCAGCAAAAATCAATGAGCGAATTTTGCTACATGGTAAGGAGACTGAGTCTGCGCGTTTTGCGGCTCGTGTTGAGGCTGGTTTGGTCGAAGGATTGAAGGAGGGGGAGGCTGAGAAGCTGATAGCTCTCTATAAAACAGATGAAGCTCTCCAAGCCCAGAGCAAGGCCCAAAAGGAACGTGAAGCTGCTGCGAAAAGTGCTGCGAACGCCGCAGCATCGGCGGCTAAGGCTGCGATTGAGCGAGCCCAGGCAGAGGCCAAGGCGGTGCAGGATAGTGTCGATGCTTTAGTGCGGCAATCTGAGCAGCTTGGCTGGACGACTGAGGCTATTAAGCTGTATGACCTGGAGGCCAGGGGCGCATCTGGAACACAGTTGCAATTAGCCAGTGCTGCGCTTGAGGCCACTAAGGCATTCCAAGAGCAGGAAAGGGTAAATGCCGAGGCCAAAGGTGTTATCGAGGGCCTTCAAACTGAAGAAGAGCAGATCCGCGAGTCTTACGAAAGACGCAAGGAGCTCATTCTTAGCACCACACTTAAAACAGCCGAGGAGAAGGCGGAGCTGTTACGTCGGTTGGAAGAAGAAACCAACGAAGCGTTGTTGGGGGCTGGTGACGATTACTGGTCTCGGTATCTTGCTGCTGCCGAGAAAAGCCTATCTTCTTTTGACGAGCTTGCTGGATCGACGATCGACAACATGAGCACCCGGTTTGGCAGTGCCGTTGAAGCAATGGTTTTCGATTCTGAAAATCTGGGCGAAGCGATGCAGAAACTTGGACAGGGCATGCTGCGTTCTGTAGTCAATGCGCTGGGGCAGATGGCCGCTCAATGGCTGGCTTACCAGGCTGTTCAGTTATTCGTAGGTAAGAGCACCCAGGCATCAGGAGCACTCGCGCTATCGGCCAATGCACACGCAACGGCGTTGCAGGCTGGCTTGGCTGCATTTGCTAGCACTGCAGCGATTCCAGTAGTTGGCCCTGCTGCGGCACCTGCTGCGATGGGGGCTGCATTGGCTGTTGCTACCCCGCTGGCAACGGCTGTCAGCCTGACTGCTATGGCTGGTATGGCCCACGATGGTATTGATTCTGTCCCTCAGACCGGGACATGGCTGCTGGAAAAGGGCGAGCGTGTTGTTACGTCAAAAACCAGTGCCAAATTGGATGCCACGTTATCCCGTATTGATGCCAGCAAAGGGCAAGGGGGTGAAGATCAAGGAAAGGCCCCGATCGTGAATATCTACGAAAACCCCGAACGGGCAGGCGAAGTAGAGTCCCAGTTCAGAGACGAACGCTACATTCTCAGCGTTTTCGTGAATAGTGTGCGTTCTGGTACAGAAGCTGCTGGTGTGATCGAGGGGACGTATAACGTGACAAGGTTTGGACGATGATTCACACAGAGATTAATTACCCTGTGGGCTTGCCTATGCCCGTTCGTGACGGATACGGAATCAGGCACACCCAGCCTTTTCAACGAACGCAGATGGAGGATGGTCGAGCTCGTCAACGTAGACGGTTTAGCTCGGTCCCTTCCACCGTTAATGTGAACTGGATCTTCAGAAGCGATAACCAGGCTGCGTTGTTTGAGGCATGGTTCCGTGATGCGATTCAAGATGGGGCTGAGTGGTTTAACTCGCCACTCAAAACGCCTATCGGTGAAGGCCAGTATGTATGCCG